CTTCTTTTATAGCGTCGGCACGGCCTTGCTCATAGAAGTGATTAGCTATTTTATCAGCATTTCGTCCTGCAAATAATGCTTTATGATAATCATTAGCATTACCTAAAGTTCCATCTTCAGCAATATATTCATTAATGAAGTTTTTCAAATCTGACTGGTATTTTTTTACATTTTCTGTATTGTCTATTTTAAATCGATATTTGTTTTCACCAACCTGAAAATCAAAACCTTTGAAATCTTTATTGAAAACTTTTTCTGTTCGATCTAAAAATGTTTTTTGTTGCTTTGACCAATCTTCTTGTTCTTGTTGCTTAATGTTATAATACTCCATTGCTTTAATATACTTAGGATCAACATTTTCTTGCTTTCTTAACTTAAGATCTGCATAATATTGTTTCTTAGAATTATCAAAATGCTTTTGAGCATTATAAAGTTCTTCTTTAAAAGCTAATTTTTTAGCTTTTATATCTGTTGGTTCATCTGTTTCTTCATCATATGAAAAATTTTTATTCATTAAAAAATTTAAATCTTCAGAATCAAGATGAGGTTTTGTAGACTTATAATATTCTCTTAAAAGAGATACGTTGTCCATTGATGAAAAGTCTCTATTAAGATTAACATAATCTTCAAGACTACCACCAGTTTCTTCCATAAATTTTATAAGATTGTCTACATTTTCTGGAAGCTCTTGTGTTTTAGCTTCCGGTAATATTTCTTTTTGTTTCTGTACGGGCTCGGGTTCTTTAATATCTGTATTTACTTGTGCCTCGTCAGTTGTATTTTTTTCATCTGTAACAAGTTCTAAAGGTGATTCTATTTCTTCCCTCGATTCTTCTTTGTTACTCGTATTTTCTTTTTCTTGTTTATTTTCTCCGGCAGACTCTTTAGGTTTTTCTTTGTTTTCCTCTTGAACCTTTTCGCTAGTTTCGGATCCGTCGCGTACAGATACCTCATTTGTGCTTTGCTTTTGAATGGCATCCTCTTTTGGTTTTTGTGGTTTATCTAAATTTACTTTGTAAACACCATCAGGTTGCAAGCCATAATCAGGGCTTACTTCTCCTTCTTTTACAGCTGTTTCTAAAACAGCAGCCTCTTTTTCTTGTGGCGAAGTTTCTTGTTTGTCTTCAACCGCTTTAACTTGTACTTGTTCTTCCATAATATATAATAAAATAATTAAACTATTGTTTACTTAGGTTCAAATCTTGATAAATCAAACCCACCTAATACATCGTTTCCTTTAGATTCAAAAGATTTTTTAGGTTTTTCTGTTGCCGGCGGACCGGTTATTTTTGAAACAGCTATTTTTTCTTTAGTAGCATTTTGTTTTTCAACTAATTCTTTTTGTGCTTGTAATTCTAATGCTTTTAATTGCACATTAAGATCATACTCAAATTGCATTAATTCTCTTTTAGTTCTTGCTTCAACTTCTAATTTTTTAATATCAAATTCATTTTCAGCATTTGATACTTGTATTTTAGAATCTGTTTTTATTTGTTCAGCTTGAGCTTTAGCTTGTTCAATTTGTATTTGCGCTTGCCCTTGAGCTTCTGCTTGTGCTACGGATGCAGCTTGTGATTTTTGTTGATCAGTTGCATCTTTTTTAATTCTTCTAAACTTTAATAATTGATTAGCTAATTTTGTATTATTAATTGCTCTAATATCAATTGCATCTTCTAAAAATATACTATTTTGTGCCAATGCTGCTTGTATATTAGCTTCCAATAATGATTTTTCTTCTACGTCAGGTTCAAGCTCTAAAAATATACCAAAATCATGCATATGCAGTTCTTTTAATTCTTCTAAAGAACCTACAGTAAATTTACCTAAAGCTGATATAAATGCTTTTTTCTGAGGATGATAATTTAAAACATCTTTAAACCTTAAAGAAATTGCTTCAGCTAATGATAAAGTAACATACATGCTACTGTGTAATATATGTCTTGTTGCAGTATTACTATTTGCAGCCGCTAATTTTTGTACTCCTACTAATGCTTTTGGATCTGGATCAGAGCCGTCTCTTGCTTCGTTTAATCCGGTAATATCCCGTATCATTTGTAGATACTGGTTATATGCTGCTATTAAAACTTGTATTTGATTACCACCACCTCCGGGTAATTCTTGTATAGGGACTTTACCCTGATTAGGATCTCCATCAACAGTTAATGATCTACCAATAATAGATCCTGTTTGAAAATACATATTTAAAGCTTCTTGTGGGTTATAACTTGTGCCATTACCAAGATCTATTTCAGCTAAGCCATCTGCATCAATATATACACCAGAAGGCGTCATTCTTTGAATAGCTTGCTGTAATTTTAAATGTGTTAATTGAATTAAATCCGCATAAGGGGTCATTTTTGAAACAAGAGAGGTAACGTTACCTTTATATAATCTAGGTGCGCTTACAATATAATTCATCACAACCTTATTAGTATTAGACTGTGGTCGAATCATATTAGTTGCTTTCTCCCATTTTAAAATAATATCTGTTCCTAAAATAAATACGCCTTCATATACCACTTCTCTAGTTTGTGCAACTTTTTGAAATCTAGTTCTTTTATCTTTAGGTGGGTCAAAAGAATCATTTTTTTCAATAGCTTTGCTTGCGCCGGAAGAGGTTTCTTTTATTTTATATACATCGTTTTCCCATGTTTTCCAATTAAAATATAATACAGTTAAAGTATTATAGTCATCTTCATAGTTATTATTATAATCACTTATATCATTATAAGATGTATAATTAGAACCTTTTTTAGTTAATTCATATATTTCTTCATTATCTAAATTAGGAAATTGTTTTTTTAATTCATTAACTTTTATTTTTTTAACCTCTCCAAAATAATAACAATCTTGAAAATTAGGATCTTCAGTATAAGACCAAACTAAATTAGCGGGATCAACGTAATCTAAAACAATACCATCTGTATTATTGAATGTATGTTTTGCTGCAGATATTCCTAATACAGCTAAATCATAATCTAATCTTCTTTTTAATTCATTATATTTATTTCTTAAAAATATATTATCAATAGCTTGTTCTTGTGCAATTTCAATTCCTTGTTTATAATTTAATTGCATGTAAAGTTCTAATTCTTCTGTATTAGCTGGTAATTCAGATTCTGGAATATTTCTAGCATTAACGCCAAGCTCTGCTTCTATTTGAGTTAATATTTCTTTAGCGGCTAAATCTCTTTGTATATTTTCAACAAATTTTGTTCTTTTGCCGGTAGCTATAGTATCTTGTGCAAAAGCTTTTATTGAAAAAAGTCTGTCTTGCATTCCATTAACAACTATATCAACAAACTTAGGAATGATAGGTACAGGTTTCCAATCAAGATTTAAATAAGATAAATCACCGTTTATAGCAAATTCATCTTTATATTTTCTTATTGATTGTTCTCCTCTAGCATAAAGTCGTAATCTATGATATTCATCTCTAGCTTGGAAATACCTGCCGTTACCTCGGTCTTTATTAAACCAGTCTTGTTCTATTGCCCTGGCCACTTTTAAACCATACTCAGATGTTTTTTTCTCTGAGTCTGATACAGCTTGGCTTGGAAACTGTGCAACTTGCCCTGTAGTTTTTGCCATATTTATTTAATTAATTCGCTTCTTAATCCCTCATTCTTATATTTAGAAAAAGAAAAATCTAATTTTTTTGTTTGTTTTTCCATTGCTGGTCTATACATATGTTTTCTGCATGCCATTATTGCTAATCCACTGCTAATAGACGCATCAAATGCAGTTCTTTTTAATATATCAAATTTTGCCCAGTCTTCAAGTGTTCTTTGAAAATACATATTACCATGGTTATTTTCTTTTTTGCCAACATATTCTTCTATGTATGACTCTATAGCCGCGGCATGAGCTTGTTTTATGTCTTCAGACGTATTAGGTATACCACCTAATTCAAGTTCTGTTTTAGATAAATTAGATTTTAATTTGTCAGGTCTGTTCATTGAAAACCCTCTATAACCTCTTCTTTTAAAATAATATAAAAGTCTTGGTTTATTATTTTCAGCCAATATTGGCATTCCATAAAACGAACACGCCATTAACACATCTTCAAAAAATATTTCAGCGGTTTGAGGTCTTGCAACGTATTCTAAAAAAAACTTATTAATAGGTACATCACTAACCATTGAAAAAGTAGTTAATCCATGCAGCGCTCCGTTTGAACCACCACCTCCTACTGTTCCTGATATGTCATATGAGTCACAACCAAAAGCACCTAACCCATCATTACCAGGATATTTTATACCATTTTTTTCTATTATATTGTTTTGTAAATGTTTAGGTGGAATCCAACTTAATTTAAATCTTCCTTTTTTTTGTGGTACCCAAATTGCTTTTGAATCTTTAATACCTTTTTCCCAACTAAAATTGCCCTGTATAACGTGGCCTTTAAATGTCATCTCTTCATTAAAATCTATTTGCTCATATATCTTAGTAAGATTAAATAATGAATTTAATGTTTCATCTCTAAATGCATGCTTTTCTGAACGAGGGAATTGTCTATAATATTCATTTAAACTATCAGAATCATTTTTTAAACCTTCAACCTCGTTTTCCCAATGCTCAATAACTCCTGTGTATATTTTTTCACCATCAATTCCTTTAATCGCTTTCTGTGGGCTGTTGAAGACAGGATAACCATACTTGTCAATAAATCCTTCGTAGCCCCATTCCATAGGTAAGAACAAAGCATATAATCCGCTTGAAGTCTGACCATTGCGATTTCTTTTTGTAACGTCTGAGTCATAGTAAAGTTTTTTA